TCCTTTACGCTGGACTCGGTGATGTCCATTTCTTTTGCTATGTCAACAAAGGTGTGGCCGAGTGTGCGCTGTTTGAACACGCGGAGTTCCTGTGGCGACATGAGATCATAAAACTTATGTGCGCTGAGTTGCAGGTTGCGCAGGTGTGGTTCGATGAGTCCGCTTCGGAATACTAGCATGTGGAGATGGTAGCGGTCTGCGCGGTCGATGGCGTGCAGCCATTTGTCGGTATTTTCATCAGTTAGATTAGACCAAACTTCTTCCATTATTTGAATTTACACATAAGGTGTTGACAAAAACGAAAGTAAAAATTTTAAGACGCGGTAAGCAGCAATAATAAAATTTTGCCTTGGTGTATCGGTCTATTATACATAATGTATGTTATATGCAATTTTTGAAAATATATAAGCATAATATTAATATATACTTATGGAACATTAACTAAATAACCGTAATATATTGCGCGCGGTTTGTGTCATTGTGGCGGGGTTCGTGGCCGTTTCTTTTTGTTTTGATTAGATGGATAATTTTTATTTTAGCAAGTGTTGACACAATATATATATATAACTAAATTTATGAGCGCATAGAGAGAGCGCAACAAACTAAAAAACAAAAGAGAGAGGTTAAAACATGAATCTATTAACTAATACAAATAGCAAAATAAAAAAGACTGCTAAATTAAACGGTGTCCGCTTGTATGAGTTTAATTTGCCCGCGGTGAGTACATGTCCTTTTGCGGACACGTGCAAAGATATTTGCTATGCTGACAAAGGCACGTTTAAATACCCAAACGTGCAGGCCAAATATCATTTTAATTATGAACTAACCAAAAATGCGCCCGCATTCATAGAACAAATACAAAAGGAACTAATAAAAAAGCGCGTGGAATATGTCCGCATTCATTCAAGTGGCGATTTTTACAGCATTAAATACTTAAAAACATGGTTGAAAATTGCGCGGAATAATCCAACCATAATTTTTTATGGATACACAAAAAGCGTTTCACTGCTGCAGTCCCTGGAACTGCCAGTTAATTTCATTTTTTGTTTCTCAGAGGGCGGAAAGCAAGACCACAAAATAAAAGCAACTGATAAACGCGCGGTAATATTCAACTCAAAAGAAGAGTTGCAAAAAGCGCGTTTTATTGATTGCAGTATAAATGATCTTAAAATGATAACAACTAACCGCGTTGGACTAATTAAACACTAAAAAAGAGAGGTTAAAAATGAAAAAAGAAAGCAAAATAACACGAATCTTTAAACATATTCAAAACACGCCTAAATTAACTTATAAAGAGTTAATTACATTCATATGTAATATGAACGGGCGCGAATATCAAAACGGGTATTACAGCACCATATTAACCAATTTACGCCACCGCGGGCGGTTTTATACTAATAAAAAAGGATATGTAAAACTAACCGCGCTTGGTAAAAAAATGATAGAGACACCATGCGCAAAAACACCGCAAGAAAAGAAAAAAGACATGGAGCGGAGGTTGCAATATCATATCGAAAGTAAATTAATGCAGAGATTGGAAAAGATAGAAAATGAAAAAGTAAGAAGAATAAGTAAAATTATTCAAGAACGCGGACACGTTGAAACTATCGATGAATTAATTTATTTTTTAAAAATATTCAATTCTAATGATAAGATAGAACTCTCCATAGATGAAGAAGGAAACGCGTTTGGTAAAATACATTATGAGGTATTTTTTGATAAATTAGACAGTTGGCAAAATAAAATCACATTAGTTCCATTAGTTAGGTATTAATCCATACTGATGAGCGCGGACGGTTACCGCGCGAAATATCGCCGTTTTTACGGCGGTATCTATGGAAACCAATAACAACAAAAAAGAGAGGTTGAATATGTTTGTATTAGTTGTCTTACATGATAGTACAGACCCTTGGACATATGGCCCATATAAAACCATAAACCAAGCGCAAAAAGCAAAAAAAGACTACCAACGCACTTGGACTCATAGAGATTGGGACGCAATGACCGTTGAAATATGCGAACTAAAAAAGAGAGGTTAATAAATGAAACATAATTATTTTTATCCTTTAGATTATAGCAAAAGTAAAAAAGTAAATAACTTGGATAGGATAGAAAAAACTCTAACCGCATACGTAAAAATCTGCGCGGTCATATGGTTAATATTATGGTTTTTGAGTTAATTATTTACATAATATTGGCCGTTATTTTGGTTTTAATGCTTGATATCCAATAACACCAAAAACGCAACAAATTAACCCGCATTGTATGCGGGTTTTTTTGTGTCTAAAATTATGATCATAATTTTTTTTGCTGGTTTTAAAATGCACGTTTTAAGCGTTTTTTTGCATTTTTTTGCTCATAATATGGTCATTTTTGTGCCAGTTATATTTCCTGGTCAGGGTTATTATATTATACTGGCAGGGTTCATTATATTATTCACTCAGGGTTTTTTTCTTTTTTAGCATTCTATTCCGCCACGCCAATTTGTCACGCGACCACATGCGCAACCAGCACCGATCTAAATTGCAAACTCTAGTGTCTTCATACCACTCCAAAACCAGCGCGCAACGCTCACCATCACTAGCGATTTGTACGAATTCGCAGGACTTGTCCTTTTTCTTACTAAGTGAGCATTTTTGAGCTAAAATCACCTGCGCACCTAGGAAAGAGAATATGGAGAATATGGAGAATATGACTCTCTCTCTCCTCTATAACTACAGTTTTCCATATTCTCATTTTGCATACCCAATGAGAATTTCAAATTCTCCAAATTCTCCAAATTCTCCAAATTCTCCATTCTCTCTGCACGCGCCTATTCGCTTAAACCATCTAGTTCAGTCTCTAATTTGACGTATTGACCATGACCAATCTTGTTAATTAAGCCTTGTTTTATCATGCGATCCAACCAATTAGAAACTGCGTTATTACTACTCATTCCGACTATGGATTCCAGCGCAGCCTTGAACATTTCTCTGCTAAAGTTATGCCCTTCTGTCGCAATCGCCTGCAACACTTTTTCTT